CGATGAGGTGGAGCCAGTGACGTTCCTGCGCAGTACCGGGAACTGCACCGTGTTGTAGATGCGCTGCTCGGCCTGCTTGATGAACGTGTTGATGATCGACGGGTTCGTCGCGTAATCAAACGTGTTCTCAGTGTAGTCCTGAATGCTGGTAACCAGCGCAGCGTAGTTCATTTAAACCTCAAGCCATGGGGCCGCGAGCCATCACGCCTTTAGTGGCCGCGCCAGTGCCACGAATCTTGATGCCGGAGGTCTTGACCCCCGGGTACTCATTTGTGCGCTCATTGGCAACAGAGACGTTCTTCTTGAGCGCCTCTTTGACGGGCATAGTTCCCGCTTCCTTGATGTCAGCAATCACGGCATTGTGAATGGTGCCTGACACCTTCACGCCTTTGATCATTTTAAAGTTGCTGGACATCTTAGCCTCCGCGACCAGAGCTACGCTGGTTCATAACCTTAGCCATGTTGCGCCCGTACTTGAGCATGTCGGCGTTGGTCTTGCCACCAGCCTTCATCTTCTGCGCACCCGGGTGCATGCGTTTCTCATGCGCCTTTACCTCGGCCTTAGCAATTTTTTTTGCGTCCATGATCGACTCCTTATGTCGTAACAACCGTAACTGTACCGATTTGCACCGTAGAAACCAAGTTATTTGGAGTCATAACGGCATCAAAAAACGAGGACCCCCCAACGGGGTTCCAGCCCCACTGGATGATTCGGCTACCCCCAGTAGTGTAACCATCAGCGCCTGTACCAGCGATCTGATATGTGCTATCCGGGCGCGGGTTCCTTAGAGCCTGTGGATCATCCACCGGGTACATACCTAGCTGCAACTGCGGATGATCCGGGTCCCAGCACTCTTGGCAAACCAGCAGTTGATACCGCTTAGTCTTAATGATCTCGGTCTTAAGCTTGGACAGCTTAAAACGCTGCCCACAACGGTCGCACATGGCAATCGCGTTCTTACCGGACGCGAACCTATTAGCCATTTAGGTGCCGCCTCCAATATACGCCCGACGCGGAACAAACCGTACGGCGGCCTTCTCGCGGTCTTCTTCAGATGCCAGCGCCCACGCTTCGTCGTATTGCTGCTTCAGTACAGGCATACGCGCTTCGGCCCCCGGAACCTTCATCGACAGGTAGTAGGCCAGCCCTGCCACCATGCACGGGATGAACCGGAACGGCATGTCCATAGTGTTGGTGCCGTTACCAGCGTCTTGGATGCGGCGCAGCCGCCAGTAGACTAGCTGATAGGTCTGAGAGCTATCCGGCACAGGCCAGACAGTGAATTGCGGGGTGTTCAAGCGCTCGATCCAAATCTGGATAGGACGAGCCTGTTGGAGCTTGTTTGGGATCGTAGCGTAGGTAGAAACACTAATACGGGTGATGGTCAGGTCAGCCTGTGTAGCAGCGCTTCCCGCGCCCGTGCGAATCACATGCTCTAGAAGATCAACCGTGTCGGCAGGCAGGGTGTAGGTAGCAACGCCGGGAGTCAGGGTTTGCGTGCCCTGCTCGAACGTCCACATGTTGATGCCCCGGTTCGCCCAGTCAGCGAACATCAGGTTCAACGACCGCCGCGCAGTTTTTAGGTCATAGCCCGTGCGCAGTTCGCCACCGCAACGCTCAAACGCCTCTTCGACGATCTCGGAGAGGTCAAGGTTAAACGTCGAGGTTCCAGAGGTTGCCATTATCGGTACCTTGCGGTTTTCTTAGCTATGCTCTTAGGCTGGGCTACGAATTGCTTCCCGGCAGCTTTGCCCGCACGTTTTGCACGCGTTGTCGCAGCGTACTCAGCAGGGCTGAGGCTTTTAATCGCAGCTTCTGGAAGGTATCGCTCGCCAGTTTTACTAGACGGTTTGCCACTCTTGGTCCTCCATTTCTGGTCGCCCCAATCCTTCAATGACTGCTGCGGCGCTTTCAATCTCGGTAACCCCCGCCTGCCGCCTTGTATTTCTTAGCGACAAGCTGCGCTTTACGAGCCGACCACTGGCCTGCCCCGGTGCCATGGGTCGCTGCGGCCTTCACCTGCGCCACGATCCGCTTACGCAAACCGGGTTTAGTGTAGTTGCCCGCCGCGTTGACCTTGCCGCCCTTGGCATATTCCGTGAAATCCGTGTCGTCTCTCCGAGATTTACGGACTCCCTTGGGCATCTTGCCGGGAGCGATTGCGCCCATGCCACGGCTGGACATCATGGTTACACCATCTTCCCACGGGTCTTACCCCGTTGGGCACAACCATCGGCGCGAGAAGAAGCGGTGCCACCACTGGCCATAGGTTTGGGCTTACGGGGAGCGGAACCGCCGTCCGGGTCCTGCGGGGGCGGGACTCCAGAATCTTCCGTCCAAGTGCCACCCTTAATGCCCCGGGGTTTCTTTTTGGCTTCGAGTTCTTCGTACATGTCGGCTCCTTAGCAGGACTTGCCGCCGTAAGCCATTTTGACCATCTTGCCCTTGGTCTTACCTTTGACCGCGATGCCGTCCTTGCTGGGAGCAGCAGTCTTAACTTTGCCCATGGAGGTCATGCCACCCTTGGCCATCTTGGCTTCAGCCATCTCGTGCTTGATCATGGACTTGGGAGCGCCCTTCTTTTTCATGAAGGCCATCTCTTTGCCAAGCATTGCTTTGGATTCTTTCATATCACCACCTTTTGAAAAAAGTTCAGACTTGCCCTGATCAGTTTTAGGGCGGTTGATTTTCTGAAGATCGGCGCGAGTACCACTACCCTTACCAAACTTCAGACCCTTGTCGGCTTTCATGTACTCTTGGCCAACGGATTGGGGAACCCCCGTACGCTTTGCAGCGGCGGGATCATTGGCAACCATTGCCATGAAGTTGTGCTGCTTCTTGCTGGTGCTCGGCATATCAGACCTTAACGATCCAGCCCTTACCAAGGACAAAACCGACGACAAGCATGCCAACCCAGATCAGCACCTTCTCGACGACAGTCCTGCCCACCTTCTTATAGAACTCTCCAGAGAGTTCCTCAAGCGCAAGCTTGGCCGCTTCCTTGGCAATAAGCCGCTCGCGGTCAGTCAATTCGATCTCTGCCATGTCAGCATTTCCACGCCCGAAGGCTCTTGTTGATGCGGCTATTGGGGTCGTTCGCGGTCTTGGCCGAAGTTAGTTTTTTCTTCATGCCAGTCATCCGGGCGCAGAAGGAGTCGCGGCGTTTGCCGCCCTCTGGTTGCGGAGCCTTCAAGCCGGGTTTGCCCGGATTGGCTTTGTTGTAGGAGGCTCGACCCTTGGCGTTCAAACCGCCCTTGGGATTCTTGCCTTCTGCTCTCTGCCATGCTGGGGACTTAGCCATAGAACACCGTGACGCTGGCAATATTCGTCAGCGTTGCGTAGATGTCAGTCGAACACAGCACCCCCTCACCCGGCACCGAAATATAGAAAGAGTTCGGATTAGAGTTAGCGGGGATGTCGATTTCAATCACAGTGGTACCGCCGGAGCCGCCATCCTTTAGCAGCAACGTGCCAGCAAGGCTGGCCGTCGCACAGATGGAGAACCCCTTGATACGCGCCCGGGAACCAAAGATGGAGCCCGAGGAGTTTCTGTGGGTTGACTTAACGTCATATTGCATCGTCATGATGCGGCCCTATTAAGAGTCAGCAAACGGAGTGGCAACAGTACCGGTGCCCAGCACCGTACCAGTCACCATGTACTTGTTAGCAGCAACAGCCACAATCTGCACCCACGTACCAGCAACACCACCCGTGGTGCTACCGTTGAAGTTGATGAAGTCGTTGGTAGCGCCAGCCACAAAACCCACAGTCGCGTTGGACGAGTCGGTGTCGATGGACAGAACTGCGCCAACATATTTGTCGGTGCCGTCAGTGCCAATCTTCAGCGAGCTAGTGGCGATGGTGGTGGGAACCCAGATGGTGTAAACGACACCTTCGTTGTTCACGGTGTTGGGGTCTGCGCCGGGGCCAGAGGTGACCGGGTCGGTCGAGGCATTGATCGTCGGCAGGGTCAGCACGACGTTGGAAGCCAGCGTGCCACCAACAGTCAGAATGCGACCACCATGGTCAATCGGGTTCAGCGTGGTGCTGGCCGTGATTGCAACAACGGAGTTGGGGCCTTGTTGATAAATGCCGCCCAGCGAACGGACGGGGCCTTGGAAGGTAGTACGAGCCATTTAAACCTCACATGCGAGTTGTGGCGCTGCTGTCTGCATGTCGTCAGGCCGGGACCTGTCAGCAACACCGGATGACCCCGGATTTAAAGCAATATATACCAAAAGAAAAAGGGGCACAAGGCCCCTTTTCCTATTTTCCGGTCGATTAGGTCGAACCAGAAGAACCCCACATGCCGAGCGGGTCAGACCAGCCGAAGCTGTAACGCTCGCGGGACTTGTAACGGACGTTGCCCGTGTCGAAGTCGCCGTCCATGCTGTTTGCCAGCGGGGTGCGAACAAAGTGCTTCATGCCGTTAGGAACGTCGGTCGTGAGGAACCAAGCGTTGCTGTCGGTCAGGAAGTTGTTCACGGTGTAGCCACCAGAGATGGTGCCCATCTGCTTCAGCGCGTTGATGTCGTTGTCAGCAGTCGAGACACGCAGTTCGGTGTCCAGCAGACGCTTGGCAACGAACATCAGGCCCGGGGGGACAACCAGCTTGACCGGCTTGGCAGCAATCAGCAGTCCACGCTCATCGGTCCACGCTGCGATTTGAATCGTGGCGTTTTCCAGCGAGGTTTCGTTCAGATCAACTGCGGTCGAGGGGCTGTTGTAGTTAACGCCGCCGCCCACGGTGGGGTGACCCACGCGAGTGCCAGAAGAGTTAACACCAAACAGCGACACGTTATCGCCACCCAGATAGTTCTGGCTGAAGCCGTTGTTCAGAACGGACGCAGCCTTAACCTGCTTGGTGTACGCCATGGCGCGAGCCAGAGCCTTGGTATAACGGGCAGACAGACTGTCGTACAGGTTGTCTTCCACAGCTTCTTCCGTGATGGAGAAGCCCAAGGCAATGGTTTCGTGGACGTAGCGAGCAGTGAAAGCTTCCTGCGCGTTGTCGTAAGCGATGGCAGAGCCTTCGTTCTTGACAGGTGCAGCACCGAAGCCAGCGAGCTTGGTCTCTTCTTCGAAGGAACGCTCAGAGGTCTCGGTTTCGTAGATTTCCTTGTGCTGCTCGCCGTAGCGGGCGTACTCCATGCCGAACAATGCGTTCAGGCCGGGAAGGAGTTCTTTAAGTAGCTGTGCGCGAGAAATAGCCATTTTATATTACTCCTTACAGACCAACAGCGTTGGTATAGCTGTGGTAGCCGGGGTTAATCTTCACCAACAGGTCGGTGTAAGCGTCACCCACGGTGGAGGTGGTGCTGTTCACGAAACCGATGACACGGAAGGCCGCGCTAGTTGCGACGGCAGACGCTCCAGCAACGACGGAAGCCGTCGAGTTGCCAGTGGTGGTCGAGCCGGTAGACACCGCGCCGGTGGAGAAGAAGACGTTAGCGCCCAGAGCGGCTTGAGTCACAGTGCCAGCGGACTGGACTTGGAACACCACGTTGGGATCGTCAATCACCTGAGCAGTGATCACGCCGGTTACACCGGTGGGATAGTACTGCGAGAAGATTTGTTGGCCTTGAGCGTTGACATACGAGCAGCCAACGAAGACGCCCACGATACCGGTGTTAGCGGTGCCGGTGGGGAAGCCGTTGGTCGTCGCGTCAGCGCCGGTGGCGGTAGCAACAGCCAGATAACCGGCCGAGGTCACATACACGGGCGAGCCGTTGTAAATGGTCGAAGCGGTACCAGCGGGGTCGATGAGGAACGTGCGGGTGCTGCCAGCATAGGGCAGGCCGCCGATCTCATTTACGGCGCGTAGGCCGTACGGAGAAGCGGTAGAAGCCATTTAAGACACTCCAAATTTAAGAACCAGAACCGAAGCTGACCTTGGATTTCTTCTCAGAGAAAAGAGGCATCCGAGGATCAGATTCACGAAGAAA